GGAGAATCCTTACTCTGTAGAGAAGCAATAATTCTCTGCTCAATACGAAGCATTTCATCCAGATCTCTATACTCTACATACCGATCCTGATGCTTTGACTTAAGTTCACCAGCAGCTATTGCCTCTTGGAGATACCTTAAATCCGACTCAGTATAATTATCTACCTGCATTATGTACCCTCCTATAAGGTCGCGCCTTCACACTTCGCCTAACTCCAGCGGAGACTACGTTACTGTTTTTTTCCATGTCCGCCGCCCATAAGGGAGGTCTGTTCCACGAAATACTATGTCCGCCGAGTTGGTGCCAAGCGGCTAGTGCATAAACGAATAAATCCAGTGACTCGTTTGCCTTGCCTCTTATCTGTACCCAACCCTTCGCTTCTCGAATCTCCGCGTTAAGCAGCTCTTCGTAGTGTCTGTCTTTGAAATACTTGGGGAACTGTACGAACCCCCAACCATCGAAATCTCTGTCCAACTGACCAGCAATGTCGTCCTTAAAACGATCCGTATTGATCATCAGAACTGGCACATCGCCCTTACTGGAAACGTTCCTCTGTCCAGTTTGCTTTCGGGAATCAGGCCAGCTTAGAATTACCTTGTCCTGATTCTCTTTAATATTCTTCTTAACGCTGTCCCCGCCCATACCTCTGACCAGAAAACACTTTCTTTTCAAGGACATAGGGAGCTTTCTGTACCAGCTAAGAGCGTTATCATAAACACCCGCTTCGCCGCCACAATCCACAACTAGGAAGTGATTCATCAACTCCTTGCCGTCCTTAAGTTTATAAGTAGCGTTGATCTTTGCGTCTAGCAGGGACCAATCCTCTTCGTAAACCGCGGGCTGTATTCTGTCCGTCTTGCCTTCTCGATCGGTCTCGGTCAGGGTGTACCTATCAAGGTACCACGCCCTGTTTTCTGTTCCCATCCCGAACATACCAAACTCGAATCTAGATCCCTTACCACCCTGTACATCGACAGCTGTGATCAGGGTCCTAACTCCGTCTGGAACAGTGAACCTCTCTATATCCAAGGCACGTTCCTTAAGCAGCGCGAAATCCGTAGATTGTGATCTTCTAGATTTCGGTACATAAGGGTGAACGAACTCTTGGTTGTAAACGTTCTTAAGCGAGTCTTCGTCGCCCGTTCTTTCGTACTGATCCTCTGCTCTGGCGTAGGTTAACCCTATGTCAAACCAGCTATTAAAACTTGCGAACCATCCAGCGCACCAGAAGCTTGCTCTCTTAGAGACTCTTCCTTCTCCGTGCTTAACACCCTCCGAATCAATCGTCTGCCCTTCCTTTAACCAAGTTCCTGTTAAACGAAAAGCCTTCTCTTGGTCACGGGTTATGTGTTCTCCGCACAACGCGCATATCAAAGCTATTCCTGCCGCACGCTCCTCTACTGATTCATGAGGGGGTAAGTACATCGACTCATCTGGATCAGGGCTCGGTCTAAAGTACTCCTCGCAATGAGGGCACTTAGCGTAAACCATTCTACGGTCTCCCGTATTGTACAAACCAAGGATACCCTTGGTTGGTGGTGCCTCGTGAGGTCTATCCTCGGAGGGCTTCCATGTAGGATCATCAACCTCCTTAGAAGGCGTGCTCTCTACTGCGCACATGGCTTTACTCATGTACGTGGTCGTGCGCTTCTGCATCTGATCGAAACCAGATCCTTCTCCGCCGATATCATCAGGCCACCGATCGTAATCGGTTCCTAGCATAAAGCCAATAGGCTTGCCCGCTAGCTGATTCTTACTGGGCCAACCAACGTTAAGTAGCTGCCCCGTCTTAAACTTCTTCCGCCATGTTGTATCTGCTGATCTACCAGCAAGTAACAGGCTCTTTAATTTGTCGGAGTTTGCAATCATCCGATCAAGGCGCCTTACAGAGAAATCCCCTGCGGAAGCCATATCTTTTTCAATGATCATCGCATCCATTGGATCCGCTATGATCTTGTGTGCGGCTCCATTAAGGATCACCGATTGAGTCTTACCGTTCTGTACACCCGCCGCTAGAATCACGCTATCGTAAAACCTAGAGGTCAAGGCGTCCGCTGGTTCCCTCATCAAGGGAGCTAGTCTAGAATTGTAATAACCTGTGTACGCCTCATCCTTAAGATAAACGTACTCTTCAGCACACTCTGTAACTGTTAATCTCTTCGGAGGACGTATTACGTCGACCGTTCTGGCTAGGGTTGCCCTAGCTGTGGCGAAGCTATTAATCACCCTGAACTTCCTCCGACACTTCCTCCCCATCGGGATCAAGGAAGTGCTGAAGGTTATGTGCCAAAGATTGTCTTGCGTCATCTACCGATGCAAGGAACACCTTTAACTGATCAGGCTGTAACCCAACCTCATGCTCTACTCTGTCTGGAAGCGTATCTAGTGCGAACACTAACATCTTAAATGCTTCCGCTACTACGTCCCGTACTTCTTCCGCGGGTATCAATTCCCCGCAATGCTTCTCGTACGCGAGGCGCTTGTTCTCTGCGTCGTACCAATCCTTACGGTCCTTAGGATCCATCTTATCTGGATCATTCTCTATTCCCCCAGCGTCTGCTCCCTTGACCTTCCAAGAGGGCATAACGGATAGTGCTATAGCGACTGTCTTAAACGAGTACTCTTCCCGCTTCGCAGACTTTTTGTCTGGAGCGTATCCTACAAGATACTTGATTAATGTTCGTCTATCTACTCCAGTTAGCTGGGCTAACCTGTTGACCGAAAAAGTTTCCATACATGACCGTGTGTTGGATGTTACGCTGCTCCCTGACTTACGCTAACAATGTAAGTCCATGTCTTATCAAAAGTATCAGCGCTGTCTGTTCCGTCTGCTTCGACGTACGGACCAACTACTCTCACATCAATTAAAACACTGGGTTCTGCGGGGACCTCCGTGGTGTCCACGGCAGGTAGGTTTAGATCGATGACCGATATATCCCAGTCATCCTCCCGATTAGCGTTCTTAGTTAATGTGCGCCAGTCGGTGTAAGCTAGCGTGCCAACGGTAGCTCTAATGCGAGCAGTGACTACTGCGTTATCGCTTATCTTAAACTGCTCCCCTTTAACTAGGAGTCCTGTCAAGACCACCCTTTTTTGGTAGGGTTGTCCTGTAACTAGTTTATCCAAGCTGTATTGCATAATCAGTGCCCTTGTGGTGTAAGGTGGTAACGAGACAAGTCATCAAGCATAAGGCCCATAGCCTTGGCAATCCATTACCTCGGGTTATTCCATTAAAGGCGCAGAGCCTTGGCAATCCGTTCCCTCGGGTTAGACCTTTCTATTCTTGGCAGTGTCTGTTACCACCTAACTTGTGCGCGGTACCCCGCTTTATTTGTTCTTCCCCCAGAAACAGAAAACCCCCGCTGCGCGAACAACGAGGGTGCCTGTACAAGGAGGAGTCATATGAAAGAGCCCATTATGAGCGGTCTTTGGTAGGAATACCCGTATATATGTGGGTATTCCTTCATAGAACCATATTAGAGCACGGTTTGTTACTCGATGCAAGTGATTGATTATAAAAGGTTTATGTTTTTGTACAATTTATTTCTAGGTCCATGGCGGACCGCGGGTTCTCGGGAACTGGCGTGCCTGCTGATTTCTAGGTGGGCTGTAAATCCTTGATTCATAAGGGCTTTTGAGGTGGTACCATGAGAGCGCCAAAAATATTGAGAGATCGAGCTCAATCTGCGCCCACGATCGAAAAAAAAATTTCAGGGTCCCTCTACTTGACACATGTCCATTATTTCTTTTTTGCCAGTTCGCGGCCCGTTTTGGTCCAATTACGGGCCCGTAAATTTTAGGCAAAAAAAACCGCCCAAATTGGGCGGTATAGGTTAAAACATTTTAGCGCTTGGTTATTTATTCACGCGGGCGCATGCCAAGCAATGCGAGTAATACCCAAATAAATATTAAAAGTATGCCCTCAATTATGCCCACGTTCCCGCCCTTCTCTAAGTTTGGCGGGCGCTTGTTTTGGCGCTTCATTGTTTGGCCCACTTTTCGCGAATTGTTAGCCAAATAGTAGCTTGAATAATATACGCGGGTACATTATGAAAACGCGCTATATCCGCCGTTATACTTTCGATACGCTTGTATTGTTTGGCAGTGGGCGCTTCTACTACGTCACGGCGTCGGGCGCTTGCTGATACCGTGCAAGCTCGCATATGCCATCGGTCAATTGTTACATGATCCCGTCCTAGGTGCGCTATATTCTGCGCGAAGGCATATGTTTTGTATGATACGGGCGCCAATATATTTCCCGCCGTTAATAGTTTGATAGCTTTCGATTTATTAGCGCCGTAGGTAGAAACAACAACGGCGTTAACATCAGGCCCGTATCTATACGCGTGCAACAAGTTTTTTGCGTCAATTTTGTTTCGTTCCCATGTTACCGACGGCGATAGAATAGAAACAATACAAGCTGCGATATAAGGAGGCACGCTATAATCACGCGCTAAATTTGCACAGAAATATTGAGCTTCTTTATACCATTCCGCGCCGCGGATCCGCTGGTCATCGGTCGCATAGGCTAGCCATGAATTAAGACGGTTTCTGATTTGACGGTCGCTTAAGTCTACTATTGATAGTTTTTTCATTTTGCGGCTCCAATTGTCAAAAAATAGTCGTTGTTAAAAGCTTGTTTTTCGCCGTCATAAATAGGCGAATAAACGAGAGCGCTTATTCCGTCGCTATACTGCAGCGCTATACACTCTTGATCTAGTGCGAGCGCTAACAAGCGAAGCTTCGTTTGAATTGTTATCATGTCGCTTTTAACGTAAAGCTTGATAATTAGTGTACGCTCAAGCTCGCCATTATACGTGCCGTTCTCTATTCTATGGCTATGCGCTTGCGAGTCGAAAAGTACCCCTGTATAACAAACAACGTAGGCCGCTGCGAGTGAGTTATTTTCTAGCCCAATATTTAAGGTGATATATTCGCGCTTATTTTCTGCTATTGCTCGGGCGGTAGCTGTTGCTTGAAAGCTCGAGCGGGCTGCGATTCCGTTATAATTTTCTAATTTTGACATTTTTTTACCTTTAAGTTAATTGATTAATTATTTGCTTAGTTCGATTCCATTTAGTTCAACTAATTCCGAATTAGAATCAAACCAAACGGAGTCACCTTTCAAGGTGCTTAGAACTGCATCGGTTATTAGCTGAGCGCTTGTACCTTGTACTAGGTTCTCCATTATATAAACGAGCTCTATAAGAGAGCCACCTAGTGCGAGCGCTTTTAAATCTAGCAATAGATGCTCTCTGAATAACTTGCATGTAATGTTAGCAGAAACAAAGCGCCGCGCTTTTTCAATCTCGCGAGCGCTAAAATTTTTGTTTCTTATAATTGGCGTAGTTAATTCTAATCTCGCTCGCTCTTCGTTAAGGCGTGATATTACGCGAGCATTTTGGCATATCTCCGAATTGACGCCAATCGCGAGCATAATTTTAGCGGTATCTTTGAAAATTTTTGCCAGTTCTGCGCGTGTTCCGCCATGCATCAACAAATATTTTTGCAAATTCAAAAAAGCCATTTCGCAATTGTTAAGCTCTTCAAAAGTATATAGATTGATTGTTTTGGTTTTCATTTTATGCTCCCGTGTATACGTCAATTGATTTTTGAGCTAGTTCTAAACTGTAGATATTCCGCTCAATTAAACAAGCGCCTAAATATATAGAATAGTAACTACCGTTTTTTTGGATTTTATAGCCCTTATAATTTCTCATTTTGTTTTACCTTTAAATTAATATTATTAGTTTAATAATGGCAGCGACCAAAACCGCTATCACGCCACCGCCCGTTATAGCTGCAGCCGCTATAATATAAAACGATTTTATGCGCTCTAATGTTTCTTTGCGCTTAGTTATTGTTTTACGTTCCTTACTTGTTTGGAATTTTCTCATTTTGTTTTACCTTTTAAGTTAGTTAGTTAGTTAGTTAAGATATAAACATAATACACGAATATCCGTAATAGTAAATAATTATTTTACTTATTTACTAAATTATTTTTTGGTGCGCGTATA